GCTCACCGCCTTCCGCGCCCCGCAGGTGGTGTCTGACGTGAACACCGGCGACATCAACCTGGGCTGCACCTACAGCGCCGGCGCGCTGGCCGGTGGCACCACGTACCCCAGCCGTGGCTTGTCCATCAACCTGCAGAACACCGTCAGCCGCAAGGCCCTGCTGGGCGGTCAGGCCGTGCAGATCAGTGACCGAAACGTGCAGGGCAGCATGCAGCTGGACCTCACCGCCGCGCAGGAAGTGTCCTTCCTCACGGACATCAACAGCAACACCAACACCACGCTGGGCTTCACGCACCAGACGGGCGCCGGCGTGGGCATCATCCTGCATGCGCCCCAGGTGCAACGCATCGACCCAAGTGACACGGAATACGAGGGCGATGTGCACATGGGCCAGAACCTGCGCTTCACCCCAAGCACCGCGGGCAATGACGAGCTGCGGCTCGTGTGCCTGTAAACCGGGGGCGCGCGCATGGCATTCCGCTTGGTCATTTCCGACACCATCCGCATGCTGCCCTTCGGCTTCACGCTCATCTGCAAGCGCCTGCCGGCTGACCAGCTCAAGGCCGAGGTGGAAAGCGACGAGCGCACCGTGCCCGAGTTCCTCACCGGCGTGGTGCAGGACTGGACGGGCGTGCAAGACGACGCCGGCGCCGAGCTGGCCTTCCACCCCACGGCGCTGGCCGCGCTGCTCAACATCGTGGGCATGAGCGGGCTGATCTTCAAGAGTTACATCGAAGCCTGCGGCGTCAAGGGCAAGGAAAAAAACTGAGGGAGGCGGCGCGCCTGCTTGCCCGTGGTGAGCTGGTCCGAGGAAAAGATGACGACGCGCCGCCCGAATCCGATGACGAAGACCCCGCCAACGCTGACGACGAAACCGCCGCGGCGCTGGCCGCCTTCGGCCTTGTGGCCGTGGATCAAGCGTCAACGCGCCGTCAGCCGCTGTTCTTCCTCTGGCCCGAGCACGAAGAAGTGCTGGGCGTCTTCGCTGCGTGCCGCACACAGTGGCGCGTGGGCTTCGACGGCCCCACGGGCCTGGACTACGCCGGCGTGGAGAGTCTCATCCGCATGCGCCGCCTGGTGCAGCGCCCCCGGGTGCCCGAAGTGCTGGCCGAGCTGCAGATCCTTGAGGACGAAACCCTTGCGGAGTGGCGCCGCCAGCGCCAGGCCAGTGACAGGAGCGCACGCTGATGGCCAGTGAAATCGGCATCAAGATCGGCCTGCAAGGCGCTGAGGCCGTGCAGGGCGGCCTGCAGCGCGTGGTGGGCAGCATGGGCCAGCTGGGCGGCCAGGTGGACACGGTGCGCAACGCCCTGACCACCCTGGCCCCCACCCTGGCCGGCGCCCTGAGCGTGGGCGGCATCGCAGCCTTCGTGCGCGGCACGGTCAACGCCATCGACGCCATGAACGACCTGGCCGACGCCACCGGCGCCAGCATCGAGGAAATCAGCAAGCTCGACCAGGTGGCCCGCCGCAACGGCGCCACGCTGGACCAAGTGGGCGGCATGCTGGTCAAGTTCAACGCCCAGCTCAAGGAAGCGGACGGCAAGAACGGCGCCAGCATCGCGCTCGAGGCCATCGGCCTGAGCGCCGCCAAGCTGCGCCAACTGGACCCGGCAGAGGCCCTGCGCCAGACCGCCGTGGCCCTGGCCGGCTTTGAAAACGACGCCAACAAGGCCCGCATCACGCAGGAGCTGTTCGGCAAGAGCGTGCGCGAGGCCGCGCCGTTCCTGAATGACTTGGCCGAGGCGGGCGAGCTGAACGCCAGCGTTACGGCAGAGCAGGCGGCACAGGCGGACAAGTTCAACAAGCAGATCTTCGCGCTGCAGGAAAACGTCAGCACGGCCGCCCGCGCCATCACCAATGAGTTGTTGCCGACCTTATCGGCGATTGGTGCCGAGTTCAGCCGGGCCAATGCCGCGGGTGACAGCCTGGCCAAGTTCTTCGGCACCGGGCTGAGGGTGGTGTTTGAAGCGCTGGCTGTGCTGGCCAGCGATGTGGCCTTCGTGTTCCAGGGCATCGGCCGCGACCTGGGCGGCATGGCCGCTCAAGTCGTATCGCTGGCCAAGGGCGACTTCGCCGGCTTCAGCTTTATCCGCAAAGCCCTGATCGAAGACTCCATCCAGGCCCGCAAGGAACTCGATGCCCTGCAGGCCCGCATCATGGGCGTGCAAAACACCATGCGCGGTGCTGATGCAGCCCGCGCCCGCGAAGACCGCGGCTTCGTCCCCGGCGGCCCGCGCTCGGTGATCGACATTGCCGGCGAACAAGCCAAGCGCAAGGCTGCGGAGGACGCAGCCGCCGCCCAGCTCAAGCAGCAAGACGCTTACAACAAGCTGCGCGTCAGCATCGAGGAGCGCATCAGTGCCGGCCAGCTTGAGCTTGAGCAGGGCACGGCGCTCACGGAGGCGCAGCGCCTGAAGATCAAGCTGGACGGTGACCTGGCCGCCGGCCTGATCAAGTTGACGCCCGCGCAGAAGGCGGTGCTGGACGGCAAGCTGTCTGACCTGGCCGCCAGCGAGCAGCAACTCATCGCCGACAAGGAAGCCGCCAAGGGCGCGAAGGCCCTGGCGGATGCGCGCGTCGAGGCCCGCCGCGCCGAAGAAAAAGCCATCGCCGACTTCGACCAACAGCAGCGCGACGCCGCCGCCGCCGCGCTGGCCAGCGTGGACACGCGCATCAAGAGCCTGCAGGCCGAGGCCGAAGCATCAGACCTCTCCCGCGCCATGAACATCAGCCTGGCTGAGGCCATCGAGCTGGTGGCCATCGAGCGGCTGAAAGAGCGCCAGGCGCGCTACCAAGAAGGCAGCGAGCCCTGGCTGGCCGTGCAGCGCGAGATTGAGGCCCGCCAGAAGCTGCGCGGCCTGATTGCCGACCGCGCCGTCATCGACGCCAACGCAAGGGCCGCAGACGAAGCCGCGCGCGACTGGCAGCGCACGGCCGACCAAATCGGCCAATCCCTCTCCGATGCCCTGATGCAGGGCGGGAAGAGCGCCTGGGAATACATCAAGGGCCTGTTTCGCAGCATGGTGCTGCGGCCCGTCATTCAGGCCATCGTCAACCCGATCGCCGGGGGCTTCACCAGTGCCATGGGGTTTGCAGGCTCCGCGTCTGCTGCCACGGGCGCGGCCGGTGCGGGTGGCGGTTTAGGCTCGCTGCTGAGCGCGGGCGCCAACCTGCTCAATGGCGGGCTGGGCAACATGCTGGGCCTCAACCTGGTCAACAGCAGCCTGGGGCAGAGCCTGGGCCTGTCCACGCTGCAGAACATCGGCGGCAACATGATCGCCGGCCCCACGGGCCTGGGCAGCATGGTGGGCTCTGGCCTGGGAATGCTGGGCAACGGCTTCATGGGCTACGGCATCAGCAAGGCCCTGTCCGGCGGCTACAGCGCCGGCGGCGCCGTCAACACCATCGCCGGCATCGCCAGCGCCATCCCCGGCATCGGGCCCATCGCGGGCGTGGTGGGCGGCCTGGTCAACCGCGCCTTCGGCATGAAGGCCAAGGAGATGCGCGACAGCGGCATCGTCGGCTCCCTCAGCGGCGGTGCGGCCACGGGTCAGCAGTTCCAAGACTGGTTTCAGAAGGGCGGCTGGTTCCGCCGCAACCGCAGCGGCACCAACTTCAGCGCCCTGAACGACGACACCTCCGCCGCCCTCAACGCCGGCGCCCTGAGCGTGCTGGACAGCACCCGCGCCTGGGCCCAGGCCCTGAAGCTGCCGGGCGACGCGCTCAGCAGCGTGACCACGCAGTTCAAGGTCAAGCTCACGGGCGACGCCACCAAAGACCAGGCCGAGATCCAGGCCCTGTTCTCCCGCTACGCCGCAGACCTGGCCAACACCTTCCAGGGCCAGCTTGCGCCCTTCCAGCGGGCCGGTGAAGCCATCTCAGACACCCTGCAACGCCTGGCCGGCCTGCAGAAGTTCTCTGAGGCCATCAACGAGTTCGGCGGTGTGTTCAGCCGCGTGGCCAACCTGAGCGTGGATGCGCGTGAGCAGCTCCTCGGCTTCGCCGGCGGCATGGAGGCCTTCGTCGCCAAGACGCAGAGCTTCGCCCAGAACTACTACGAGGAGGCCGAGCTGGCCGGCATCCAGGCCCGCCAGGTGCGGGACCAGCTCGTCGGCATGGGCATCAACGCCCAGATCTTCAGCCGTGCGGACTTCCGCCGCCTGGTGGAGGGAACCGATGTCAGCAACGAGCAAGGCCGCCAGCGCCTGTCGCAACTGTTGACGCTGGGCGAAGCCTTCGCGCCGGTGGGCCGCTTCCTGGAAAGCAACGGCGGCAGCCTGAACACCCTGGCCAACATGGCGCCCACCACGGGCGTGGTGCAGCAGCTTCTGGGTGGCAACAGCATGGCCGGCCTGTCCTC